CATATACGTTCGCGCTCATCTGCTGAGAGTAGGAGACACGGTGACATCGAGAGACGGAACAGCACCCATCCGGCGACGGATCCTGGCGGGCCTCGGCGCGCTGGCCGTCGCCGTCGCAGGCCTGGCCGCGCCCACCGCTGCGATCGCCGCGGGCCCCGAGCCGCTGCCCGCGCCCACCGCCAAGACGGCCAAGGCGTATGACCGGCCGCTCGCGGGCAGCCACCTGGTCAAGGGCAAGCCGGCGGCCCGGCCGAGCGGCAAGGCTCCGGCAAAGACCAAGGTCAAGCCGGTCCAGAAGCTGCTGGCCACCTCGTGCACGGGCAACCCGGACGGCGTCTGCCACTTCTACGCCGGCGCGTTCCAGAACATCACCAGCCCGGACGCGATCACCGGCTTCGGCCTGCGCATGTGGGTCGGCAAGCCGGTCGTCCGCACGTGGGACACGTTCTCGCTGGTGCAGAACGCGGTGCAGAACGGCGGCACCGGGGACATCGTCGAGGCCGGCTGGGTGGTCTACCCCGGCCTGTGCGGCGGCACCCAGGCCAACGCGAAGTTCTTCACCTCGTCCTGGACGGGCGGCGTGCACAACGGGTGGGGAACCAGCTTCGTCCCCGTTGGCGGCGCCGCGATGACCAACTGCACCGACGTGAACAGCATGGTCGGCGACGGCGAGGGATTCCGCGTCTTCTGGCAGGTGCAGGACACCGGCGCGGCCGACGACGGCTGGCACCTGTTCTACTCCAAGGTCACCGGCTCCACGCCCGTGGACATCGGCTACTACCCGGAGAGCCTGTGGCCGGGCGGCTTCACCAGCCCCGACGTGGACCTGGTGCAGGGCTTCGGCGAGGTCGCCGTCGGCCAGACGCCGTCACAGTCGGGCATGGGCGCCAACAGCCTGCTCGCCGCCAACCGGCTGACCGCGAGCTCGTGGCAGTTCTCGGGCGGCAGCGCACCGGCGGCGAGCGCCACCAAGACGACGACCGGCCCGCCGCTCGACCCCGAGAAGTGGGACGCGGACGTGCTGTCGGCGTCGTCCTTCAACGTGGGCGGTCCGGGCGGGTGGGAGAAGATCCTCTCCACGACCAGCCCGTCGGCCGACGACTGCTCGGGCACCGGCACCGGCACCAACCCGAGCGGCCAGGGCGCGTTCTGCACCTACAGCACGATCACCTCGGCCCCCGTCCCGGCGGGCAAGGTCACCCAGATCGACGGCTCGGCCGGCACCGCCTGCCGGGGCAACGTCGGCACCAGCCAGGGCTACGCGGCCATCCGCATGGTCGCCATGACGCTGCCGTGGCGGGTCACCGTCTACCCGAACGGGACGTGCACCGGCTCGGGCCTGACCCTCAACCACGGCCGAATCGTCCTGCCGACCACCCCGACCAACTACCAGGCCCTGGCCAACTTCTCCTACAAGGTGCTGGGCACCAGCAACACCGTGGCGACCACGGCGGCGTGCGCGACCAACGGCACGATCATCTGGCCTGCCTACCAGCCCACCTGCTGACCTGCTGACCGATCATCGACCCGGAGGGGGCGAGCACCAGATGGCAAACATTGACGGACCGCGCGTCGCCGCCGGGTCGATGACGGACGGCACCGGCGCGTACGGTGCGCTGGCCCAGGACATCTACGAGAACATCCCCGACCTGGTGCACCCCGCCGCGGTCGGCACCTATGCCCGGATGCGCCGCGACCCGAAGATCAAGGGCGTGCTCTCCTCCTACTCGCTGCCGTTGCAGGCCGCCGAGTACGGGATCAACCCGAAGGGCTGCCGCGACGAGGTGGTGCAGTACTGCGCCGATGCGTGGGGCCTGCCGATCATCGGCGACAACGACGGCCCCGGCCCGGCCCGCCGCCGGGGCGTGCTGTGGGACGAGCACCTGCGGGTGGCGCTGAGCGTGATGCTGCCGTTCGGCTACTCGCCGTTCGCGATCGCCGGGGAGGTCACCGGCGACCCGATGCGGTGGCGGCTGACCGAGCTCTCCGAGCGGCTGCCGCAGACCATCTCCGACATCAAATTGAACGACGACGGCTCGCTGGAGGGCATCGTCCAGTACGGCTCGCGCAACCTGGTGCCCGCGTCCGGCCTGCTCTGGTACGTCCTGAACAAAGAGGGCGCCATGTGGCAGGGCCAGTCCATGATCCGCGAGGCGTACGCCCCCTGGCTGATCAAGCACGAGATGTGGCGCGTCATGGCCCAGTCGTCGCGCCGGTTCGGGATGGGCGTGCCCACCGTCAAGGCCCCGCAGGGCGCCACCGACGCCGACGTGCAGAAGGCCGGCGCGATCGCCGCCGGCTACCGGGCCGGCGACCAGTCCGGCATCGGCCTGCCCGACGGCTTCCTGTTCGAGCTGACCGGCCTGACCGGCTCGGTGCCGGACACCCTCGGCTTCGCCCGCTACCTTGACCAGCAGATCGCCGAGTCGGCGCTGGCCGGGATCCTCAACCTGGACGCCTCCCCGAACGGCTCTCGCGCCCTCGGTGACTCCATGCTGTCGCTGCTGGAGTTGTCCTGGAAGGCGACCGCCCGCGCCATCACCGGCCCGGCCACCCAGCTGAACATCCGCATGGTCGACTGGACGTTCGGCGTCGACGAGCCGGTGCCCGCCGTGCTGTGCACCAACGTCGCCCGGCTGGACGTGATGGCCGACGCCATCGCCGGGCTGACCACCGCGGGCGCACTGTCACCCGAGCTCGGCATGGAGAACGCCATCCGGACCCGGCTCAGCCTGCCGACCATCGCCAGCCGCCCCGCCGCCCCGCAGGAAACGCCGCCCGCCCAGGACCCGGCCACCCCGCCGACCGAGCCGGGCGGCGAACTCGCCCCCGGCGGCCGGACCAACGACCCGGCCGGGGTGAACGCCTGATGTCCGGACAGTATGTGGCCGTCTCCACGGTCACCATGGGCCCTGAGCGGGGCGGGCCGTGCCGGCACGGCTGCGGCGGGACCGAAGTGTCGTTCGACGTGTTCGCGCTGGACGTGACCGGCGTCCTGCGCATCGGTGAGGTCAGCTTGCACCCACCGTGCGCCGACCTGTGGTGGTGCGCGTTCTGCCCGATGGTGTTCGCCGTCGACGGCCGCTCCGCGCACGGCCACATGGCGAAACGGCACGCGGCATGACCGACATTGAGATCCGGCAGCCGGTGGTGCTGCGCACCGTGCCCGGCGTGGAACTGGCCGCGGTCGGCACCTGGCACGCCTCCACCGGGGTCACCACCTTCACGGTGGCCGACTTCGATCAGGCGGTCGCCGCGCTGGAATGCCCCGGCGTCCGCAACCCGGTGATCAAGCTGGGCCACGCCGAGGAGGACTCCACCGGCGGCATCCGGTGGGACGGCGAGCCGGCGCTCGGCTGGATCGGCAACATGCGGTTCGACGGCGCCAAGGTGTACGGCGACTACATGGGCATGCCGTCCTGGCTGACAGAAGTTGACGACGACGGCCACTCGGTGCTCGCCTCGGCCTACCCCGACCGGTCGATCGAAATCAGCAGACCTTTCCTCTGCCAGATCGGCCACCTGCACCCGAGCGTCATCACCGCCCTGTCCCTGCTCGGCGTGGCCCAGCCCGGCATCGGCGTGCTCAAGTCGATGCAGGACGTGTACGCCGCCTACACCGTGCCGCTGCCCGACGACAACGTCACCGCGGCCTCGGCGTCGGTGCGCTCCCTAGCGACCACCGTCCGGCTCGCCGCGAGCGACACCCGCGAGCCCACCGCCCTGGAGGAGCGGGCCGGCATCGACCACGACGCCCTCCAGCAGGCGTGGGAGACCGCGCTGGACGACCTGCTCGACGAGTGGCCGGACATCAGCGCCGCCCAGCTGGACGAACTCACCGCCCAGATCACCGCCGCGGTGGACGACGACCCCGAGCTGCTCGGCGCCCTCGTGGTCGGATCGGCCGCCGCCACCGCCGCCCTGCTCGCGGCGATGGACGACGTGGCCGGCAAGGCGATGACCTTGGTGCTGGGCGAGGCCAGAAGCCAAGGCGTCACCGTCGACCGGCCGGACGCACCCGACCTGACAGAACTTGCCGAGGCGATCGCCGCCGCCTTGGCCGCGAGCACCGCGTCAACCGCCGGGCGGACAGCGGCCCAGGACTTGCGGCCCGGCGAGGGCGCCGCGGTGGCGGCCACCGTGCGGGCACACATGGAATCGCTGACCGACCGGTTCCTCCGCGACCAGCTCGGCGGCGCGCTGTCGGCCGCCCAGGCCCGCGGCCGGTTCGCCGTGCTGGACGTCGCCCCGATCGGCGAGTGGTACGCGTCCGAGCGGATCGACGCCAACACGTGCGCGCCGTGCCGCCAGATCGACCAGACCCGGTTCGACACGCTGGCCGAGGCCAAGGCCGCGTACGGAACCGGCAAGTACGTCTCATGCCTCGGCGGCCTGCGCTGCCGGGGACAGATCTTCGCCACCTGGGGCGCGGGTCTGTCCGCACCCGCTGTTGACCACCTGTCCACTGGAGGCGCCATGCCACCCGGAGCCCGAACGGCCGTCGTGCAGGCGTCCGTGTCCACCGAAGACATCAGCCGCAAGTACTACGAGTCCGCCGGATACAGCATGTGGATCACGGCGATGCACGTCGACCCACTGGAACTCATCGTCTCCGACGACGCCACCGGCAAGTTCTTCCAGGTGCCGGTCCAGCTGTCCGGCGAGGAGTTCACGTTCGGCGAGCCGCAGGAGGTGGCCGTCACCTACTCGCCGGTGACCAGCAAGGCCGCCGCCGGTTTCCCGCACCGCTGGGGCACCCGCCAGGCGGCCCTGGCCGCCGCGGGGGTCAACAACCAGCCGGGGCCAGCAGCCCCCGAGGCCCCGGCGTCGCCGTCCCCGTCCGCGCCCGCCGTCGCCCCCGACGTGAGCGCGGCGGGGGCGGCGATCCGCAAGATGGCCGCCACCTCGACGGCCACCCCCGATGCTCCCGCCGACGGCGGGCAGACCACAGAAGAGGAGGCGTTGTCCGTGGACAAGGCC